TACTTTAGCTTCAGGAATACTCACGGTTACAGTTGCTTTTGCAGGCTCAGTAACCGTGATTGTATTTTCAGCAGGTAACTGTACTTCAACTGGCTTCGGTAAAGCAGCTTTCTCGTTTGCTGCGCGTACAGGACCATCAAGTGGATGAGGTTTGTCTGTATCTTTTGGTTTAAAAAGATTCTTTAAAAAACTAAACATGATTGCTCCTTAAAAGTCGTCAATGGTTGCTAATTTATTATAATCTTTAGCTCTAAGAGCTCTATCCAAATTCTTTAACATCTTTTGATTTTGTATCTTCTTTTTGACTCTGAACTGATGTCGAGTGTTCTCTTCACCTTCATACAACGAAGGACCAGGTTTCTTTTGCTTTTTGGACACTTTTACTCTTACTCCTTTTCTTTGATTAGTCCTGGAAAGGCTTGATTAACAATCTTAACTGTGATCCCTTTGTATGGGAGCTTTTTGTCTTTGACACTACAAATCAGTTTTGCATCTTCGGGAAACAGTCCTTCAAGGAATTGAATGAACAACGTCTCGCGTTTGATGTGATGCATGTCAGGATACCCACCACCCTCAATGAAATTACTTAACTTACGAAAGTCTCTATAAAGATTACCTTCTTGATCAAGATGCTCTGTTGGTTTAAAGGGTGGCACACCGTGTGGAAGAATAAACTTTACACGTGGATCAAGAGCATACTGTAGCACAACACGAAGCGCTAATGTGTCGTGCTGAGCAAGGTATTGTGCTCTCTGATTGACTGGATATTCGGAACAGGCTTTAAGAATTTGTGATATAGCTAGTCGCATTAAAAATCACCAATTGACTCCATTAGGAGTTTCATTTTATGCTGGATAAAATAGTTAAACATCTTATCACGAGGTTTGTTGGCTTGCGCTTCATACTCTGCAAGGATAGAGTCTTTTATCCGTTCTGGAATAAAAGTAAGATCAATCAACATTCGATTACGGTCCCAATTACGTCTAATTTCATTAGGTAGATCTTCCCATTCAGTATTCAACAACTCTTCAATCTTCGTCTCGCGAAGAGGCTTCTGTCGCATTCCTTCTATAATGCAGTTGTCAGGCGATAGTACATTCGGAATCCCATCCCCTCTGTCACCCGAAAGAATCAAATGATGAATAAACTTTTCCGGATTGTTAGAAGTGATATCTTTCTTACGAATAGGATCGTACTGTGTAACATTACCCCACTGCTGCAGCTGTACAAAATCCTTATCACCACTCAAGATAAGGATCTTATCCTCATTATTTAGTTCTGAACCGAATTTCATCACCAAAGTACCAATGACATCATCTGCCTCGGCACCCTCGACTTGTATAACTCTGTATGGGAAATTGTCTTTCAGCTCGTTTTTAACTTGATTGAGAGTGTCAAATAGTACTGCCCAGTCAATGTTAGACTTCTCTCGATCAGCTTTTCGATTGCCTTTATATGGAGCAAAGTAATCACGACGCCAGTACTTCTTATCATCGCAAGCAATAACAAGCTCACTATAGTCTGAAAACTTTACTTTAAGAGAACGAATGGTATTGATTACCATATGTCGAACAAGATCAGGTTGAATAGCATCAGTGTGCTGTCCAACCTGCATCATAATGTTCGAAATCATTACTTGTGATAAGTCAAGGAGAATCATAATTGTAGGTTAAAGAGTTAATGATATGTTATGTTAACCTATACGCGTTCTAATGTCAACCTACTCTATAGTGAAATACTTCGCCGCTCGACAGCTTTCTGCTTTCTACATCGGGGAAAGCTCTCTTGAGACTGTTAAGCAGATCGGTCCACATGGAAACGATCCGCGGCCACGAGTAACGTAGATTAGCATAACTGCTCTGTATTCCGGTAACGTTTGTTATTGTAGGATCATTACGATTCTCAATAATATTTTCAAGGTGTGTGTAGAGGATTTGAGCGTGTGCGTTTGCATCCTCATGCCACTGGTACATCATTGTTGTTCCACCTGCAGTCTCAAACAGAGCTGCGTAGTTGGGATGCAAGCAGATACATTTAGCACTCATAGCTTCCATCAGACTCAAACAAGATGTCTCAGCCCAAATAGAAGGGTATGCAAACACATGAGCCTGTGCAACAGCCTTACGGACCTCATCATTTGAGACCGTACCATGGTAATTGATCTGATTATGATTACGACAAACTTCGAACAGTTGTTCGTATTGTGTATCACGTTGTTCCCAACCATAGATCTTGAAGCTGGAATACACATCAAGCTCAATGAAGTCATACTTCTCAGCTAGCTTGGTAAACACTGGAACAAGTAGTTCTAGACCACGATGAGGTGTGGTGTGGTAAATGATTTTAAACTTGTCTGTTGGTTTAACGATCTCGCTTTCTGCAATAGGTTCAATAGCGTTTTCAATGACAAGGAACTTACTAAAAGGGATTCTATAGTAAGCTGAAAACTGCTGCATTTGCCAGTTAGATACACATACAAGTTGATGGAACTTATCATGTCCACCATTCTTAAGATGATCACATTCAGGGTCACCGGGCAAATCATGGAGCCATAAGACACGAATCTTTGATTCGTCTAGCTCTCTCACTCGAGAAGGTATAATTTGAAAGTCTTCAACAAGAGCAGGATCAAGACGGCTCTCAAGTCCAACCCTCATTAGCTCTGTTCCACCTTTAGAGTTCTTTGAAACTTCATTAACATCAAATCCCATAATGTATCCTTTTAAAATGCTTCCATGACGAACTAATAATGTCTTCTATGTTATACTTATACGTGAATCCATGCAGTGTAAACTTGGTTGGCTCTGCCACCAGATATGGAACATCACCAGGTCGTCGTTGACCCGTTTCGTATGTAACACTACACCCTGTCTGTTTATTGAACATATCAATCATTTCAAAAACGGACGTTCCTTGCTTTGATCCAAGGTTGTATGTGCCATAGATTTTGTTCTGAGCGGCAAAGCATTGCGCACGACAGATGTCCAATACATGAACATAGTCCCTAATGCAAGTACCATCAGGAGTGGGATAGTCATCACCATAAACAGTAACGGGACTATTATTAATCGCAGAAACACATATCCGTGAAATAAGGTGGGTGTCTTGATGTTCTTCGCCAAACTCATCGTACGCTCCCGCAACATTAAAGAAACGAAATGATGTAACATTTATGCCGTAGAGAGAACAGTAATCAAGCATTCTCTCGCATTGTAGTTTGCTCCTACCATAATTACTTGCCGGATCAGCAAAGTATGTTTCTTTCTTAGGTTCTAAGAAACCATTGAGTCTATAAACAGCTGCTGTACTAGCAAAGATAATGTGTCCTTTCCATTTACGATCAATCAGCTTTTTGAGGAAATTGATGGTCCGAGCAGTATTGTTCCAATAGTATGTCATTGGATCTTCAGCGTCCGGGCCAACAGTACTTGTTGCTGCTAGGTGGAGGATTGTAGACACGTTTGATCTTACGATCTGATCAACATATGCATCATCATCAAATGAACCGTGGTACACCGATTTTGCGTACTTTGTCCATAACGAATGATCGAGGTTGATATCACAGGCAAGGACCTCAAGTCCTTGCTCTGTTAGCATTTTACGAAGAATGGATCCAATAAAGCCATGGGATCCGGTTACAGCTACTGTATTCATAATTAAACGTTGCGATAGTTGTCTTCAGATTGCTTGGCTACATTGGCTTCTGTTACGCGTTTACGTAGTCCTGAACTACTAAATCGATGAGTCCGTTTATTGAAGTAGAATTCAATACCTCGTTCAATACAATAATCACGGCCAGTAAAGTTTTTATCGATATATTCTTCACCAAGGATTCGTATATCAATAGGAAGCATTTGAATAAGGTCAACGAGATCTTGTTCTGTTTCATAAACAATAATCTCGTCAACATACTTAACAGCTTTGAGCTGAACATATCGTTCAACAATTGTTTGAACAGGTTTGTTCTTCTCTGTTCTATCAATGCTTGGATCAATTTGTAGTCCGCAAATAAGGTACTCGCAGACGCTCTTTGCTTCTTCAAGCATAAGAATATGACCAGCATGTAGTAGGTCAAATGTAGAGCATGTGAACCCTACCTTACGATTGTAAACATTTGTCATTCATCACCCACTTCAACACGAATTTGCTTAATTGAATCATAACGAAACGAGCGCCACGCTGATTTATCTAGATCCCACACAGCGCAAACGTCATCGTTCTTTTCTTTAACAAGATCTGTTTTCTTCTCATAAACAACAAGATCTTCTTCTCGAAGACTACAACGCATCTCACGTTTCGACCCATCGCTCTTAATGAACGTAACGTATATAGGCTGTACTTTCATCATCCCAGTTAGCCACTCACGGAACCTACGACGTTCTTTCTCACCAGAGAGAGTGTAGTAATTTTCGTTGATCATTTCAGGTTTGATTTCGGTCATAATAATCTCCAAACAAAAAAAGGGCCCTAAGGCCCTTAGTTTACACTAAACTAACATTTAGGCAAGGCCCAAACTAATAGCGCGATAACCTGCTGCAACAACACGAGGACCAGGACGGCCAGTACGGTACTTAACTACCGTTTCACCACGGCTGGTAACCGTTTGAACAGAATGCACAGGAAAACCATCTTCAAGGCGAAGTTGGCTAATAACTTTCGTAGGGGAAGCAATACGATAAAGGTTACGAATTTGCTTCGTGGTCAAAACAGCACCATTGTTAAAAGCACGACGAAGTTTTTGCTTTTGAGTCATCATATAAAGTTCTCCTTTGGTTAAGAAACGCTTGTTAAGCAAGCCACGACATATTAAAGAATAAAAAAACAAAAGTCAACATACCAACAAAATTATTTTTTTAAGGTATATGCATCCTTAGCAAGTTTAAGAACCCGTGAAGGTTGTCCTGTCCTTACAACGAAGAACTTCTTACCTTCAATTTCATCCTCTGAAAGAACATCACCAGTAATGAGTTCATTATTAAATCGATTCTGAAGAGTAATGTTTTCTTTGATCTGTTGTTTCTTCAATGCTTTCATGTGTACTTCCATTTAATAAAGTTAAAGTATTGACTGTTATGGTCAATGATCTTTCTTGTCTCTTGCAAATACAATTTCTCCCAGTTCTGATATCTGGCTCTTGCTTCTTTCGGCGTAATGCCTAGTATACTCAAATAATGCATGTTTAGCCAAGGCTCACCGGCTTCAATATTGTGATTTTTCATTTTACGAGTTATACGATTACGTATAGTCACAGCCATATCCCAATTCATTGTTGGGCTTTCCCAATAGTTTATCGGCTTGTCTTCAAAAAACACATATCCATACTTAGATGCCTCTTTCTCAAAAATACTCTTCTCTTGTTCTTTTTTTGAACGAGTGGGGTCATATAGAGTTAAAGCAGACCAATTCATGTGTATATGTCTTCGTTTTGAATACCAATCTAACGTTTTTTCTAGGTCTTTAATCCCTTCACCAGGTAACCCAATAATGTTGCAACAATTAATCATCACGTTCTCTTTGGCCATATCAAAGTAGAAGTGATCGAGAAATTCCTTGGCATACTTTGCACTAAACGCTTTACCAACAGCATTAGCTGCTTGGGGGTGAAAGGATTCGATTCCAAATGAGCACCCAACAAGTCCAGCATTCAGAAGACGTTGTGTGGTTTTTTGATACCTATGAGCAAGATCAAGACGAATGTAACCCATCAGATTAATTCTGAAGGGAAGTGACTCTAACATCTCGCAAAATTGATTAACGCGTTCGTCATTATCATTAAAAGTATCGTCAGCTAACCAGTAGTGGGTAGTTTGATACTTTTCATAATTATTACATATCTCTTCTTTAATATTTTCAAGAGGTCGTTCGAATGTACCTATCTTCTTACCAATGTTTGCAAATTGACAGAACCGACATCTGAAGATGCATCCTCTTGAGGTCTCTAATGGAACTGGCTCTCTAGGAACAATACAATCAGTGTCGTGCCATTTAAAATCACAAGTTGTTATCTGCCAGTCGTATGGTTGTTTTTGGATACCACTTCTTTTTATCTTATCAAGCAACTGTGGTAACGTATTCTCCGCTTCGCCCTGAAGCATATAATCAGCTTCAAAAATATCTTGGAATGCAACAGCTTGTGATCCACCAACTATAATCTTTGTTTTGTACTTTTCTCTAAAGTGATCAATGGTATGAATAAGTTTATGTATTGCACTCTCATCCTGTAAATTACTGTCGTGAAATGATTGCGTCGAGAAGTCACCATGTGGATACCCCAGTAAGCTAGTTGAGATACCAATGATTGTTTTCTCATTAACGAACCCTTCACAGAGAGACAAAATTTCCTGAGCGGTGAGCATTTGGAGCTTTGACAGCACTTGTGATGTGTACCCATGTTTGCGTGCTATCCACGCAATCTTTGAAGGGCCCAGGACACGCATTCCCAAGTGGATGTGAAGTT